GGGCTTGTCTCCCATCTGGAAAAATTCGCAACAGACCGAAAATATAGTATAGATCAAATTGAGTCTGCGCAATACGGAAATCCCATTCAAAAAAATGATGTGACAGTTTCGAAAATAATGGATTTCATAAAAACATTGAAATTACCGTTTGAAATCCGTGATTATCAGTTCAATGCTATCGTCCATGGCATCAAAAACAAAAATGCTGTAATGTTATCTCCGACTGGTTCTGGCAAATCTCTTATTCAATATGTCATCATTCGATATCTCGTGGATGTCCTAGAAATGAATGTATTGCTTATTGTACCTACAACATCATTGGTTGAACAGATGTATGGCGATTTTCGAGATTATGGTTATGATGTTGACGCTCATTGTCACAAGATTTATTCTGGCAAGGATAAGAACACGAACAAACCAATCGTGATAACGACTTGGCAATCAATCTATAAACTGCAAAAACCATGGTTCTCAAGATTTGGTGCTATCATGGGGGATGAGTCACACTTATTCAAAGCAAAATCTCTTTCAACGATCATGAATAAACTAACTGAAGCGGAATATCGGATTGGTGTTTCTGGCACATTAGATGGTTCTCAAGTCAATGAACTTGTTCTTCAAGGCCATTTCGGACCAATCTTTCGAGTGACAAAGACAAAAACGCTTCAGGAAAACAAAGTGCTTTCGAATATAAATATAAGTGTATTGAGATTGGTTTATCCAGAAGAGGTGAGGAAGTTATTAGTCAAAACAGAATATCAAAAGGAAGTTGATTATATCGTTACATATTCCGACCGAAACAAGTTTACAAAAAATCTAGCAAAATCTCTAAACGGAAACACTTTGATTCTTTTTCAGTTCGTGGAGAAACATGGAAAACCCTTATACGATATGATAAAGAATTCTGTACCTGATGATAGAAAAGTCTTTTTTGTTTATGGCGGCATTGATACAGAAGACCGTGAGATGATTCGTAAGATTGTGGAGACACAGAAAAATGCTATCATTGTTGCTTCCTACGGCGTGTTCAGTACTGGGATCAACATACGCAATATTCATAACATCATTCTTTCGAGTCCTTCTAAATCTCAGATTCGTGTTCTTCAGTCAATTGGTCGCGGACTTCGAATATCCGATAATAAAGAACCTCTCAATCTGTATGACATAGTTGATGACCTATCTTATAAAAAATACTTCAATTTCGCACTTCGTCATTCCGTTGAAAGATGTAAGATTTATAATAGAGAAGAGTTCCCATGGAAAGAATACGAGGTAAAAATATGAATGAAGAAAAAATACAAATCTCTTTAGGTCAATTCAAACTCACTTCAGGAGATATTGTGATTGCTGAAGTCGTCGATTCTCCTTCCGATCATATTAGATTTTATAGAAAAGTTCTTTCTGTCATTACAGAAGAAGACATTGAAGAAGGAATCAATTACTTCATTCTCAGGCCATATATTCTTTTTCAAGAAGAAATCAATCAACCAGTATTCATCAATCCTATGCATATAATGACTATGAATAAACCAAGTAAAGTGGCAGTTAAACAATATAATAAATGGTGGGAAACTTATGAAAAATCTAGATCACATGATTCAGACAGAAATGAAATATTTGAAAACATCTCGGAGATGATGAATTCGATTCAAAATGAAAATTCAATCCATAACTTGTACTCATTAGATTCTTCTGGTATAATTCGAATCAATCGTGACAAACTGCACTGATTCGTATCTGTATACTATCCTCCCTTTCTTAAACTCAAAGAACTTTAAGTTATTATACACCATTTTTCAGATTTGTCAAGATAGAAAATGCATTCGTATGATAACAAAATATTACAGACTGAAATAAAATGTTATTTGCACAATCTTATAAAATGTGATATAATGGTAAAAATGAAGGAATAAAATATGAAGAAAAAACAAAAGCCTCATTACGTAAACAATAAAGATTTTTCAAGAGCAGTTTTTGATTATGTGAAGTTGGTCGAAGAATGCGATGCAACTGGCGAAGAAAAACCAAAAGTGCCCAATTACATTGCAAAATGTTTTATGAACATTGCTGAAGGATTATCTCACAAATCTAATTTTATTGGATATTCATACCGAGAAGAAATGGTAATGGATGCTGTTGAGAATTGTCTCAAGGCGATATATAATTATAACTTAGAAGCAGCAACACGGACAGGCAATCCAAATGCGTTTGCCTATTTTACACAGATTTCTTGGTACGCATTTCTTCGTAGAATCGACAAAGAGAAAAAACAAGAAACGGTAAAACAAAGATTTTTAGAAAACCACACATTTGAAGATTTCGTTGACATTGACCATAACGATAAAATGGGCGTTAGTGTTGGCTCAATGTTTGTAGACCAACTCAAATCAAAGATTGGTGAGATTAGACATAAGGATAATATATTGAAAGAATATTCTAAAAAATGAAACTTGCTATAATTTCAGATACACACGCAGGTATAAGAAATGCTTCAGACGTATTCGCGGATAATGCTGAGAAGTTTTATTCTGAAACTTTCTTTCCGTATTTGTTGGAAAATGATATCAAGCATATTCTTCATCTTGGTGACTACTACGATAACCGAAAACAGATTGCAGTAAAGACTGTAAATCGTAATCGTAAAATGTTTTTAGATAAACTGAGGAAACATGGTATTCATATGGATATCATTCCCGGAAATCATGACGTGGCATACAAGAATACAAATGATCTGAACTCTCTCAAAGAGTTTCTGGGTCACTATATGGATGTGGTCACGATTTTCATGAATCCGACTGTATTCAATTATTATGGTCTAGACATTGCTTTATTGCCATGGATCAATACCGAAAACTACAATCATTCCATGGAGTTTATTCAAAACTGTAAAGCGGATATTCTTTGTGGTCATTTGGATCTTCAGGGTTTTGATCTTATGAAAGGTGTTGTCAACACGCACGGTATGGATCCAAAATTATTCTCAAGATTCGAATCAGTTTATACGGGACATTTTCACACGAAATCCCGCAAAGATAACATCACTTATCTTGGAAGTCAAATGGAGTTTTTCTGGTCTGATGCGAATGACCCGAAATATTTTCATATTCTGGATACTGAAACAAGAGAATTGACACCAGTAAGAAATCCGCATATACTGTTTCAGAAAATATATTACAACGAAGATAGCAGACAAAACAAATACGTACCAAATTGTGAAGGTAAGTTTGTAAAGATCATCATAGAGAAAAAAACGGACACATTTCTCTTTGATAAATATGTTGAGAAGATTCAGAATCAAAATGTTCACGACCTCAAGGTCATGGAATCTTACGAAGAGTTCACAGGTCAATCAGTAGAAGATACGAATATATCGATAGAAGATACAGGCACTCTTCTAGACACATACATTGATGCTGTGGATACAGAACTTGACAAGAGTGTTCTAAAAATGAAAATGAGAAGCCTTTTGACGGAAGCAGAGACTTTAGATATAGTATGAAAATTATTCACATCAACAGAAACATCATTCAACAAAACGCAAAGCACGGCCGTAAAGAACCTGTGTGCAGAGTTGAATATACGGACACTAAAAATGTTGTGTACTGTATGGAAGTCCTTATCAACGGGCCTTCAAGAATGGTGTATAGACCAGATAACCCCAGACCGTGTGGTGCTAAACTATGGATAGAAACTGAATCCGACATTGAACTGATTGGTTCAAAATCATGATAATCTTTCATAAACTAAAATTTCGTAATTTCCTATCAACTGGCGACAACTTCACCGAAATAGATTTTACGAAATCGAAAACAACTCTTGTAGTAGGGCAAAATGGAGCTGGCAAAAGTACAATGCTTGATGCTTTGTCATTCGCTCTTTTTGGTAAACCGCATCGTAATATCAATAAACCACAACTCACAAACTCAATCAATAAAAAAGATTGTCTTGTTGAGATTGACTTTACTATTGGCAAATCAAACTTCCGTATCATTCGAGGTATCAAACCAAACATATTTCAGATTTACAAGAACGAACAACTGTTAAACGAATCGAGTCACGCAAAAGATTATCAGAAGATTCTTGAAAAGAATATTATCAAGATGAACCACAAATCGTTTCATCAGATTGTTGTTCTTGGTTCCACTTCATTTACACCATTCATGGAACTACCAGCAGCCCATCGTCGTGAAGTAATAGAAGATTTGCTTGACATCAACATTTTCTCCAAGATGAATATTATTCTCAAAGAGAAACAATCTGTTCTCAAAGAAAAGATAAAGGAAGTAAACTATCAAGTAGAAATTCTATCAAACAAAATACAATCGCAGAAAAAATACATCAATGATATTCGGGAAATCAATGAATCCGAAATCACGGAAAAACAAAATAAGATAGAGGAAAATCAGAATCGAATCAGAGAACTCCAAGTCATTAATGAGAATGTTGGATCGGATTTGGAAGATATACTCAATAAAAATAATCTCGAACTCACGGCAACTCAAGCAACAAAGGATAAACTTCTCGGTTTCGAGTCGCAGTTCAAAAGCAGTATGAACAAACTTGTAAAAGAGGTGAAGTTTTACGAAGATAATACTCACTGCCCCACGTGTACACAAGAGATTGATGATGAACTGAGAACATCAAAGATTTCTCATTCCAAATACAAGGCAAAGGAAATATCAGCAGCAATAACTGATCTGGCCAAGAAGACAAATGAAGTGTCGCAGAAACTTGAATATCTACAATCTGTGGCAAATGATATTCGTGATAAAAACTCCACGATTCAGAACAATAATAGAACCATAGAGATTTTGAATAAATCTGTAATGGATCTTGTGAACGAAATTCAAAAACTCAATAAAAGGGAGGAAGACCTTGATGATGTAGTAAAGGAACTTATGGAAACGACAGAGAAAAAATCGAATCTGTTGGAGTCTAAAAGCACAATCAATGAGGATTATTCTTATAATATTGTCATCGCTGAAATGCTAAAAGACACCGGAATCAAGACAAAAATCCTGAAACAGTATGTGCCGATTATAAATAGACTCGTAAATCAATATTTACAGGTTCTAGATTTCTTTGTCTCATTCAATCTGGACGAAAACTTCAACGAAATAATTCGGTCACGATACAGAGACGATTTTACATATGCGTCTTTTTCTGAAGGAGAAAAACAGAGAATATCGCTTGCTCTTTTGTTCACTTGGCGACAGATAGCAAGAATGAAGAACTCGGTATCAACAAATCTTCTTATACTTGACGAGACATTTGATTCGAGTTTGGACTTCGATGGAGTTGAAAATCTCACCAAAATATTGTATACTTTAGACGATAACACAAATGTCTTTATCATATCTCATAAAGGCGAAATCTTAGAAAACAAATTTGAGCGTAAATTAGAATTTTACAAAAAACAAAACTTTAGCTATGTGAAGGAGTAATAACAATGGCTGATAAAGAAATTATGTCGCTTGGAAACAAGGTCGCAAGAAACACGGTTGCCGTGATTGATGCATTGGTTCAAAGAGGCGCATTCAAAGGCGAAGAACTTTCCACAATTGGTCAGTTGCGTGATGGTTCTCTACATCTCGTTTCATTGATTGAAGCAGCAGAACTGGAAAATGACGACGAAGAGTGAAAATACTATAAACATTATAAAACTCATTTTTTTATAAATACAAATAGCCGCTAGGCATAACAATAATAAAAAAATGAGATGAAAATGGAAAATGATAATATTATAGAATGGTCTCCATCAGATATGTTGGAGATAATACTCAATGAACCAGACGACTTTTTAAAAATCAAAGAGACTTTAACTCGTATTGGCGTGGCTTCTAAAAAAGAAAAGAAGTTATTTCAATCTTGTCATATTCTACACAAACAAGGTAGATATTTCATAGTTCATTTTAAAGAACTCTTTTTGTTAGACGGTAAGAAATCCAATATCACAGAAAATGATATTCTTCGTAGAAATACGATTTCAACATTGCTGAGTGATTGGGGTCTATTGTCCTTTGCAAAAAAAGAGGATTTGAAATGTGCGAACCTAAATCAAATAAAGATCATTTCATACAAAGAAAGAGATCAGTGGGATTTAAGTCCAAAATATTCTATCGGATTTAAACCCACAAAATAGTTTACAACAGAGCGAATTTGTTGTATAATATGCAAAAGAGTAATACCAGAGTTTCCCTATAGTCATTACTCTTTTGACTAAATAATATTAGATGCCCAATAATGGGGTCTAAATTTTAACTTGCTTATATAAGGAGTAAAAGCATGACTAATACACAACTATCGTCTATTTTCCCCCGCAACTTTCTTGGTTTTGAACCGCTCTTTCGTGAGTTTGATCATTTCGCTAAAATGCCTAATGATACATATCCACCTCACAACATTCTTCATATTGATGAAGACAATCTTGTGATTGAAATGGCACTTGCTGGATACACAAAGGACGATATTAACATTACGCAAGAAGAGAATACCCTGAAGATTTCTGGTTCAAAAGAAACTGATACAAGCAAATATCTTCATAAGGGTATCTCCACAAGAAAGTTTAGTAAGAGTTTCAGACTTTCGGAACACGTTGAAGTTCTTGGTGCGGACATGGAAAATGGAATGCTCAAAATTGAACTAAAATACATTCTGCCAGAAGAAAAGAAACCAAGGCAGATTCTAATAGGGAAGTAAAATACAAATGACACACATTACACTCACACTCAGCAATTATTTAGCAAATCCGATTAGCGAAGTCATTAGATTTCTCGGTCTGATGGTCGATTCTTTTATGAATTCAAAATTTATGGAAGCGTGGGAGAAAGCGGCCAGGGCGAGAGTTAAAAAAATAATTGCTCGTAGTACTATCCGTGAACTCAGTTCATTAAGTGATACGCAACTGAAAGATATTGGTCTCTCAAGAAGTGATATCACTTATGTCGCACATAACGGATTCGACAGATAAATAAGAACAAGTCAGTTATCTATC